TAAAGTAACTATAAAATAAATTTAATAAAATGGGCAAAAAAGAACGCAACCTAAAGAAAGAAACGCTAATACAAGCTTTAGAAAGTAGCTTAGGTATAGTATCAACCGCTTGTAATAAGTGCGGAGTAAGCAGAAGTAGTTTTTATAAATGGTATCACGAAGACGAAGAGTTTAGACAAAAGGTAGATGAAATAGACAACCTTAAACTAGACTTTGTTGAAAGCCAATTATTTAAGAATATACAAAACGAAAAAGAGAAAAGTATAATATTCTACTTACAACACAAAGGACATAAGCGAGGTTATATACAAAAGCAAAACATAAACTTAACGTCTAACGAAGAAGATATAAAAAAGATTGAAATTGAAATCATTGAATCTAAAGGGAACAATAGTTCTACAGAAGAATCTTAAAGCAAATACTAGAATAGTAGTTAATCAGGGCGGGACAAGAAGTAGTAAGACTTATAGCTTAGCTCAATTAGTTATATTAAAGGCTTTACAAGAAAAGGGTAAAGTATATAGTATTTGTAGAAAGACTCTTCCTGCTTTAAAGGGTACCGCCTATAGAGATTTTCTGGGAATACTAGAAGACTTAAATCTATACAATCCTGACAAACACAATAAAAGCGAATTAACATATAGACTTAATAACAACCTTATAGAGTTTATATCAATAGATATGAGTCAGAAAATACGAGGTAGAAAAAGGAATGTACTATGGCTAAACGAAGCAAATGAGTTTACTATGGAGGATTGGATACAACTCACATTAAGAACTACAGAAAACATATATTTAGACTTTAACCCGTCAGACCCTTATAGTTGGATTTACGATAATGTAATGAATAGGGACGATTGTACTTTTATAAAGTCTACATACTTAGACAATCCTTTTTTATCAGAAGATACTATAAAAGAAATAGAAAGGCTAAGGCAATTAGATAGCAACTATTGGAAGATATACGGACTTGGGGATATGGCTCAACCTACAGAAACTATATTTAGGCAATTTCACTTATGTAATAAAATACCTGAACAAGCCGAAAGAATCGCCTTAGGAATGGATTTTGGCTTTACTAACGACCCGACCGCTTTAGTAGAAGTATATAAACAAAATGACGACTTATACTTAAATGAATTGTTATATAGCAAAGGATTGACAAATCAAGATATAGCTCAAAAATTGAGAGAGTTAAATATAACAAGACAAATAGAAATTATAGCAGACTCCGCAGAGCCGAAGTCAATAGAAGAGATACATAGATTAGGCTTTAATGTTAAAGGAGCAAAGAAAGGAGCGGATTCTATAAATATGGGTATAGACGTTCTAAGAAGATATAGATTAAATATAACTAAGTCTAGTACAAATTTAATTAATGAAATAAAGTATTATAAATGGTTAGTAGATAAAAACGGGCATATCATAAATAAACCTGCTTCAAATCAACTAGACCACTTATTAGACGCTTGTCGTTACGTTGCTTTAAACAAACTTGTAACGAACTATACGGGCAAGTATTATATATTATGAACAAAAACGTAAAAACTATATTTATATAAAATGAAGTACGAAGAAATAGAGATTAAAATTCCTACTGATTGGAAAGATATATCAATAAGTATGTATCAGGATTTTAATACAATAGATAAAACCGAGTACAATAATGAAGAGGAGAAAGCAATAGATTTTATCTGTGCTATGACAAAGCTAAAACCTGAGCAATTAGTAAGGTTTAAGTATAAGGATTTAAAGTATTTATCTAACAAGCTTACTAAACTTATGGATAGTAAGTTTGACGATAAAACATTAATAAAGAAAGTAGACTTTAACGGAGTTAAGTACGGATTTATACCAAATCTAAGCTCTATAAGTCTGGGGGAATTTGTAGACATAGAAGAATATTGTAAAAAGCCTTATGAGAATCTACATAAAATAATGAGTGTTTTATATAGACCTATCATAAAAGAGAGAGGAGAGAGATATAGTATAGAAGAGTATAAGCCTGACGAATTTAAGCAGGACGTTTTTAAGGACTTTCCTATAATAGAATCAGTATCCGCTCTGAGTTTTTTTTTTCGTTTAGGGAATCAACTAAAGCTCGCTTTGCTCAAATATTCGACTCGGAAAGTGGAGAAGAAGATAGCAAGACTAAAAAGCTCTCTACGAAATGGGGTTGGTATAACGTAATATTTTTATTAAGTAACGACAATATACTTAATACAGAACTTATTACTAAACTAGAATTATACGTTGTATTGACGTATATGTGTTATAAGCAAGATATGGACGTAGAACAAAGAAATAAATATTAAAATGATTACATATAAAAACATAGTAGACGACTTTAATGATATAGCGACAAATCATTATTTAATAAATTCTTTCCATAATGGATTCTTAGATGAAGTAGATATAGACAAGATGAATGAAACAGACTTCCCTATACTATATTTAGAGCCTGCTCCTAGCACATTAGATAAAGGCGTATTAACTTATAGCTTTAATGTATTTGTATTAACCTTATTAAAAGAAGATTTATCAAATAGAGAGCAAGTATGGTCAGATACTTTGCAAATAATGCAAGATATAACGGCAGAAATAAAACAAAATTTAGCCTTACAAACATCAGGGGGAGATAGTGGAAAAAAGTTTAGTTACTTTGAGAACGAAGTAGTATTAGAATTACCTTTAACTATAGAGCCTATAACTGCAAGATTTGCTAATATTCTTACGGGTTGGACTTCTAATGTAAATCTACAAGTAAATAATACTAACAACCTTTGCGAAGCTCCTATAGAGCCTAGCGATAAAGATTCTGAATAATGGATATAAAGTTAAGAAATCCTAAAAGCGGCAGATTCACTAAGATAAAAGCTAAAAAGACCATGAAAGCTTTTGACAATTTTGGTCAAAGTATGGTACTAAAAGGAAAGAAGATATTAGCGTCTAAGAATAAAAAAATGTCAGGAACTCTTATAGACTCATATCATTATAAATTTGTTCCAGTAAAAAATAATCAGGGAATGGAATTAAGATTTGGATTTGGTCAAGCGTCTAGCTATTGGAAATATATAGACGAGGGAGTAAAAGGAGTAGGAGGATATACGGGTAGCGGAAGAGCTAGAGGGGGGAATAGTCCTTATAGTTTTAAATACGACAATCCTAAAGGCAAACTAGTAGAAGCTTTAGAAAGTTGGATAAGATATAAAGGAATACCTTTAGCAGAAAATATGACTCCTACAAGTTTAGCCTTTGCTATGGGTTATAGTATAAAAAGAAGAGGTTTAGAAAGGACTTTGTTTTTTACAAAACCTTTAGAAGCTATGTATAATAAAATGACTAAACAAGTGACTAAAGCTTACGCAGATGAAGTAGACGAATGTATTAAAAAAATGGATACAATAATAGCAGACATAAAAGGAGATATAAGTAAATTATAATAAAATGGCGACAACTTACACAATAGAACAACAACCTAATCAAGTAGCGGGAGATAATAACCCTCAAATATTTGTATTAAAAGAATCTGCGGGAGCAATAACGGGAGCAGATAAATTTAGATATATAGCTCAGGTTTTTATTAATGACGTAGAAAAGGTAAAATTAAAAATACATAAAAATAAAGCAGGAGTAGCTATAATAGACGTACATAAAATAGTTAGGTCTTTTTTAGAAACACAAGAAAACGCACAATTAGAAGACCCGTCAGGAACTTTTACTATACAAACGGGTATAAAAGGCTCTATACACGCTATAGGTTGCAAGACTACTACAAAACCTTATTCTTCAAATACTAGTCAATTAGCAAAAGTAACTATAAAAGCGGGTTACGAAACTGCTACAAGTGCTACTACCGCTCCTACAGAAACTCTTGATAAAGCTAACTATACTTACGTCAGTATAGTTGCAGGGACTCCATTTACGCAAACCGATACAAATGAGGGAGGGTTAGACATAGACGGAGCTAACTATCCTTTAAATAATTATTTACCTACTGACAATACAAGAAAGTTTTTAACTAATTCTCCGTATAAACAATTTGTAAGAGGGTCTAGTACAAGTGCGGATAATAAAGACTTATTAACTTTAGGTTTTGTGCAGGAGGGAAATTTAGTTACTGACGGAGTTCCTATAGGAAGAATGTATGTAGTTTATTATAATTCAAGCGGAGGGGTTATTGATACTCATTTTTTTAAAAATGAATTAGCGAAAGGAGGAATATCAACCGCAGACGACGTTAAAAATCATTTATTATATTTTGGTTGCGGTACTAAAAACCTAGAAACTCAAACCACAAATGCAGACGCTAAACCTAGCGACGCTACTAATAATGGTTGGGCGTATTATAAAGTATACGGAGCGGACGACGCAGGGAACGTTAAGACTAATTCTTATTGTTTTTATAGATACGGACAAACTATAAGTGGTAGCGATACTCCCGACGACAGACATCAAAGTTGCACAAGATACGATAATGTAAGGTTAGCTTGGCGTAATAGGTTAGGTTGTTGGGACTATATGAACTTTAGAGGTAAATCTCAAGAAAAAGTAGACTTTACTTCTTCTCAAATGGAGAGAGTACCTGGAACTTGGGATAACGCTACTTATAATTATGATAATTGGGATAGAGGAAAGAAAACTATATATACCGAAGCTTTTAAAACTACTATAGTAAATTCAGACTTTTTAAATGAAGAAGAGTCGGCTTGGTTAGAAGAGTTATTTACTTCTACTAACGTACATATAGTAAACGACGATTTTACTATAATGCCCGTAGTAATAAAAGATAAATCTTATATAAAAAAGACAAGCGTAAATAATAAAGTTAAATTACAATATATAATTAATTTAGAACACGCTAATAAAATAAATACTAATAGTTAAATGGATATTAGATTAGTTGCATATCGTAGAGCAGACAATACGGCGGGAACGTATGATTTAACGCAATTTGAGTTAGATTTAACTAAATCTCCTAATGTTGTAGCGAACTATAATTGGATAAATTTAAAAGAGCCTGATAAAAGGAAAGCTAGTTTTAGTCAAACTATAAAGCTACCTTTTACAAATAACAATAATCAATTCTTTGAAAACTTTTTTGAAGTTAATCTAAGTAGCTTAATATATAACACTAAGAAAAAATTTAATGCTATTTTATACGTTGATAGTATTCCACAATTAAAAGGATTTATACAACTAAAATCTATTTATTTAAACGCTAGAGTTTACGAAATTGCTTTATTTGGAGAAACGGCAGACTTCTTTACAGACATAAAGTCTAAAAAGTTAAAAGACGCTTTTATGACTACCTCTACTAGTAACCCTGACGTACAAGTAATTGACGGACAAATGGCTCATTTTTTAACCGCTAAAAACGTAGTTAAAAGTTGGGATAATGGAGCAAGTGGTACGGGTTTAGTATTAGCAGGAGGAGGAAACGATAAAGACGTAATGTACCCCGTCATAGATTACGGACATACACAAAACCCGTATTCAAGTGCTATGTTTTGGACTCCTGATGATTTATCTAACGCACAAGAAGACTCTTTAGGTTATTATGGAGCGGTTAGAACTGGGGATTTAAAACCCGCAATACGTTTACAAAGATTACTATTAATAATTGCTCAGAAAGCGGGATACTCAATTAAAAGTACATTTCTAGGGTTAGACGGAGATACTCAAAGCGATACTAGTTTATTTAGTAGATTGTTTATGACTTTAGCTAATCAATTTCCTAGAGTACAAACTATATTTGGCTCAGTTTCAGGAAGTGAAGAGCCGTTTATAGGATTCTTAGCAAACTTAAACAACTTTTCTACTTCTGCCTTACCTACTGAATGGGTTTCTAATTATCCCTCTTTAACTCCTTATAGTAATTTTAATGCGGCTTGTTATCAAAATTTAAGTAGTTTTTCTGAAACATTTGACCCTAACGGACTTTTTGACGTCGCTACTTATTCTCTCCCTGATAATATAGGCTCTGTTCCGTCAAGACCTAGAATTACTTTTCCGCAAGATTTTGACGGAGGTGATGTAGTATTAAGTCAGGGAACTTTCCCCGTAAAGGTTACGGCAGATATTACAACTCCTACAACTACTACGGGAGGAGCAACTATAACTCAGGGCGTTTTAACTATGTGGTGGATTCCCTCTCCTTTTAATTCATTTGCAGGAGATATATCGGAATTATGGGTAATTCCAACGGGAACAAGTACGACGGAATGGATAGTAGATTTAGAATGTTCTCCAGGAAATGCGTATGAGCTTTTTATACATTTTGAAGCAGAGGGAACTGCGGGAGGGTCTATTACTAGCGATACTTTTACTCCAAATATAACGGCTTTAAAAATAGAGAGTATTCAGGGAGCGGAGAATACTTTAATGAATGGAGGAGAGAATGGTCTTGTATCTATGTATTACAATATGCCTGATGTTTTACAATCTGATTTCGTAAAAGATTTAATAAATAGATTTAACTTAATTATACAAACTGACCCTGACGACGATAAAAAATTAATTATAGAGCCATATCAAGACTTTATAGACGGAGGAAGTACTCAGTATTGGACGGACAAATTAGACGTATCTAAAGAGCAGGTAATAAAGTCTACTAATGAATTACAAGCTAAAAATTTAAAGTTTAATGATTTGTTAGATAAAGATATTTTAAATCAAAGATATAATAAACTATACGATACAATTTACGGACAATACGAGAATATTCAACTATCAGATTTTGCAAAAAAAGATTTTAAGAATTTTAGTATATTTTCTCCTTTTATTGCTCAGGGTATAGGTCATTGGTATAATGGAGGTATAAACGGAGCTTTGCCTAGTTCAGACGTAGCCTTAGCTTATTTATTTGGAGCAGAAGAGGGTCAAGAGGGTAGCGTTTTAGCAGACTTAAAACCTAAAATATTTTACTATAGCGGAACTCCTATAAACGTTCAGGGGTCAAACTTAAATACTAATAATAACTATAGTTTTCATATATATAGTAGTCAATATCAACAAACTTTAAACGCTTATCCCTCAGACGATAATAATGGCTCAGTAAATAAATTTCCTTTATGTTTACAATACAATTTAGATAATTTAAGTACGGGAGTAACGGCTACTACTAAGATATTTAATTGGACGTATTATAGTCCTAATTTTAATACGGGTTTTACATTTAATTTCTTTGGAGAAACATATAGCGAAAAAGGATATTTTAATGAGTATTGGAGTCAATATATAAACGAAATATATTCAGATGAAGCTCGAATTATGGAATGTTATTTAAACCTTTCTCCTGCGGATATAAGAGAGTTTGCGGGTAGTGGTTTTCAAAATACTTACTATATAAAAAATACTTTATGGAGAATTATTAGTATAGAAAAATACGCCGTAGGACAAAACAAATCTACAAAAGTTAAACTACTAAAAGTATTAGAAAAGTTGACTAATGATTGCGGAGCTATAGGCTCTTTTACGGCGTCGGGTTTAATGACTTGGGTAGACGCAGAAACGGGAGCAAGTACAACTATTACTAACGCATGTTGCGAAGAAGTGAATCCCGATTGGACTTTTATACAAACTAACGCTACTACGGGAGTAGGTAATTGTTATTCTCAAACTACTCAAATTACCGACCAAGTAGGCTTAACTACAGACCCAGGGGTAGCCGAAGACGATACAAACTTAGGAGGAGGAGATACTATTTTTGTTCCTGCTTTAATGCCTACTATACAAAATAATTTTGCTATAGAAACTTCATACGGAAAAGGAAAGTCTTTAAAATACTATGGAGAATGTAAAACTTTTGACAATAGTACCGCTCAAACTTTAAGTTTTAAAGGAATTACAGATGATATTATATATCTTATGAATAATAACTTTAATTACGCATTGATGAAGTTATACGGAAGAGTAACTCACGGAGCAGGTACACAAGTAGGTAGAGTTGGCTACTTTGAGTATGATTTAATTTTAACTTTTAGAGGAGAAACAAACGATTTTGTAGGAACAACGGGGGGAGCTTTACTTAAACAAATTAAAGATACGCAATTTTACTCTCCTACGATTAACATGGGTAACTTTGTAGGTAAAAAATGGAGTCCTACAATAACGGGAGGAGGTACTGATAAGGTTTTTTGGGTAGTAGAAATGGAAATAACTAGTATGCCTATAATGTTAGGGGGTACAGACTTTTCTGAATACGCAATATTTCAAAATGGAGATACAATTTTACATCAAAACGTAGACTATTTATTATGGAACTAGAAAATAAAATAAAATTATCAGGTTTTTATATTATATCGGTACTAGGAAACGTAACGCAGAAAGAATTTTACGGCAAAGAATGGAATTTTGTATACGGACAAAATGAATTAACTAATGATTATAATAAAACAATAAAACAATTTAAGAGATTATGGCGGAAGTAAAGAAGTTTAAAATAGTAGCAGATACAAAAGGAGCAGAAAAAGGCTTAGCTAAAACCTCTAAAGGTTTAAAAGACGTAGGTAAGTCTACCAAAGTATCTTCTAAGGGATTTAAAGCTATGGGAGTAGCTATGAAAGCTATGGGTATAGGTTTAATTATAGCCTTAGTTGCAAAGTTTACGGAAGTCTTAATGAAAAATCAAAAAATACAAGATTTAGTAGCTAGAATAATGGATACGTTATCTAAGGTTATTAATATTCTAGTAGATATAATGTTTGAGGCTTTAAAGGTTATAGATAAATTAACTTTTGGTATGTTAAACTTATCTGGAGAAGCAGACGGAGCGACAAAATCTTTACAAAGACAGAGAAACGAATTTGAGTTAATGGAAGCGGGAATGGAGAAAATTAAACTCCAATATGAAACTCAAATAGAAAAACTAAGACAAGTAAGGGATAATGAAGCTTTGACAATGGAAGAAAGAATCAACGCTAATAATCAAATAGCGGCGGTACTAGACCAACAACACGCTACAGAAAAAGCTCAGATAGAGGAGATGATTCAAATAAAAAGGAATCTATTAAAAGCGGATAAGAATAATTTAGAACTAAAAAAAGAATTATTAGCAACTGAAACAATGTTAGCAGAGTTAGACCAAAGAATAACGGGTCAAAGGTCAGAACAACTTACTAACGTAAACTCACTTAAAAGAGAACAAGCGGACTTGTCTAAAAGGTCTACTAAAGCAATCAAAAAAGAAGTAAAAAGCGTAGAGCAAATGATAGCCGCTTTAGATAAATACGGCGGTAAACTACAAAAAACCGACGAGCAAATCCATAACGAGAATTTGCAAAATATAGAAGAAGAGTTTTATAAAAATATAAATGAAATTAGAGAAAGAGGTAAGAAGAAAAGAAAAACAGAGTTTGACGACGATATTAAGGATACTAAAAAAATAATTAAGAATCAAGAAAACACTTTAAGCAAGTTATATTCACAATTAGGAAAAGCTAGTAGCGAAGCTCGAAAAAATCAAATTAGAAGTGACATAGCAGGATATAGAGAGAATCTAAAGGCACAAAAAAGAAATTTAAAAATACTACAAGAAAACAGAGAAAATGATTTAAGAAATCAGGGAGCTTATTCAGAAGACGAACAGAAATTATTAGACTTCTACAAAAAGAAAAAGCAACAAATGATTGACGACTATAATAAAAAGGTAACTGACGCAGAAAAGAAACAAGCAGATAAAGTTAGAAAGATAAACGAAGACGCTTTAAAATTAGCAAACGAAGACCAACTATCCGCCTTTGCTAAAGAGTTTTTTGCTATTGAAGAAAAGTATCGTAAAATATTAGAGCAGGAAGAGTTAGGAGAAGAAGAAAGAAAAGCTTTACGAGAACGTATGGCTAGAGATAAGCAAGCTTTAGAAGATAAATACGAAGATGAAGCAGAACAAAAACAAAAAGAAAGAAATCAAAAAACTATAGACGCCGCTTTAAGTGTAGCTAATTCTTTAGTATCTATTTCTGCAACTTCTGCTCAAAAAGAAATAAAAGAATTAGATAAAAAATTAGCAAGAGGTTTAATTACAGAAGACCAATATAATAAAAGAAAAACTAAAATAGAAAACGACCAACTTAAAAAAGAAAAAGCGGCAACGTTATTACAAATAGGAGTAGATACTGCAAGAGGTATATCGGGAGCGGTTGCGGCAGGAGCAGGACTAACTTTTCCCGCAAACTTAGCGGCTATAGCGTCAGGGGTAGCGTCTGTGATAGCGGGTATAGCGTCTGCAAGTGCGGCTTTAGGACAAAGTGTAGATACTCCTGAGCCTAGCTTAGAAGATGATTCTGGGGGATTTGGTAACGAATCTTTAGGACAACAAGCAAGCGTAACATTTGGAGCAATAGGAGCAGACGCTCCGCCGATTCAAGCTTACGTTGTAGAAAGTGATGTAAGCGGTAGTCAAGCTTTACAAGAAGATTTAGATTTACAAGCAACCTTATAAACAAATATTAAAGAATTATATTTATTAGTATGACAAAGAAAAAAATAAAAAAAGTAGAATTAATAATAGACGAGCTAAGCGAAAAGTTTGGAGTTGAAGCTATAAGTTTAGTAGAATTTCCTGCTATAGAAGAGAACTTTATATTTTTTAATAAAGATAACTTTTTAAGTTTAGCAAAATTAGACGAAGAACAAAAGACTTTAGTAGGAGCGGTACTAATTCCTGAAAAAGAAATACCTAGATTTGACCAAGAATTAAATGAGGAGTTTGTAGTATTCTTTACTAAAGAAACAATTAAAAAGGCTCAGGAACTATTTATGAGCAATCTAAGAAACAATAACGCTACTTATGAACACAAAATACCCGTAAAAGGAGTAAGTGTTGTTGAGAGTTGGATAAAAGAAGATAAAAAGAATGATAAATCTACTTCTTACGGATTTAAAAATTTACCCGTTGGGACGTGGTTTGTAAAAATGAAAATTGAAAATTCTGAGATTTGGGATTCAGTAAAAGAGGGTAAAGTAAAAGGTTTTAGTATAGAGGGATATTTTACTGATAAATTAATTGAAGCGTCAAGACCTAAAGACATTATAGACTTAGCCGAAGAGTGTACTGATTGTCCCGACGAAGTTACATTAGCAAAAATAACCGATATAATATTAGAAAACGAATTAGTAGTAGTATCGGCTTTAGACGGAGAGCCTTTATTTGCTACAAAAGAAGAAGCCGAATTGTACGCAGATATAATAAAAAAATGTAAAGGTTTTCATACTCATAATGTAAACGGACAAAAATTATATATGGCTTGTTACGACCATGCACAAGCTACAAAAGAAGAATATACTGAAACGTCAAAAGGTAAAAAGAAAAAACGTAAAAAATATAAAAGCGTAAAATACGCAGAGTTTATTCATAGTCAAGCTTTAGCTAAGTATCCCTGGGAACAATGTATCCGAGATATGGTTAAGGAATACGGCAATAAAGAAACGGCGGCTAAGATATGTTCCGCTATAAAAAATAGGACTAAAAAAAGATAGTCCTGTGAACAATAATTTAAGTTTAATATTTATAAAAAAAGATAAGAAAATGGCTACTACATTAGAAAAAATAAAAACATTGTTATCATCAGACAAAAACAAAAAAGTTGAATTATACGCAGAAATGATTTTAGACGACGGAAGAGTTTTAGCTACTGAAGACGAAAAGTTTGCGGTAGGCTCTGTAGTTTTTGTTGTTGGGGACGACGGAGAAACAGAATCAGTTGTCGAGGGAGAATACACTTTAGAGGACGGAACTAAAATAGGTATAGACGCAGAATCAAAAATAGCTAGTATGGGAGAAGAAAAAGAGGAAGAAGTAGAAGCAGAAGAAGAAGAGAAAGAGGAAATGCAAGAAGAAGAAGAAGAAGAAAAAGATATTGAAAAATTATATGCAGAGTTAAGAGATAGAGTAGACGCTATAGAGAAAAAAATGTACGAAGAAGAAGATAAAGAAGAAATGAGCGAAGAAGTTGAAGAGTCAGAAGTTAAAAACGAAGAGGAAAAAGTAGAGATGAGTAAAGACTTAGTAACTTCTTTAGTAGAAGAGGTAGAACACTTAAAAGAAAAATTAGTAGAATTTGAAAAACTACCTGCGGAAGAGGGGTTTATACATTCTCCAGAAACTAATAAAAAACAAGAAAAGGTTAATTTAGCTAAACTATCTACAAAGGAGAGAGTAGCTTATTTTATAAACAATAAAAACTAAATATTTTGAAAATGAAAAAAGAACTAATTTCTAAAAAACACGAATTTGCGGCTAGTACGACTTCTAACTATGCAGGGGAAGCGGCGGCAGGATATATCTCGGCGGCTCTCCTAAGTGGCGAAACTTTAGCTAAGCAATCAATTACTATTTTAAATAATGTAAAATACAAAGCTAATCTAAGAAAGATTACTATGGCGGGTACTGCGGGTAACCTAATGGCGGACGCTACTTGTGATTTCACGGATTCAGGTACTTTAACTTATGCAGAAAGAGTATTACAACCTGAAAACTTTGATGTAAACGTACAACTATGTAAAAAAGATTACTTGGCTACATGGGAGGGAGAAAACATGACGGCAGGTCTTAACGGCTCAGTACCGCAAGCTTTCGGAGATTACTTAATAGGTCAAACTGCGGCTAAAGTATCGGCAGAAATAGAAAAGTCTATTTGGGACGGAACTACTGACGATAACGGAAGTTTTGACGGATTCAGAAAACTATTATTAGCAGACGGAGATGTAAACGACGTAACGGGAGCTACTACTTTAACTTCGGGTAATATTGTTGCAGAATTAGGTAAAGTTATGGATACAATTCCAAGTGCGGTATTTGGTAAAGAAGACTTAAAAATTTGGATTCCTACTTCTGCTTGGAGATTCTATATACAATCTCAGGCTACTTTAGGTTATGCTAATATCTACAATATGAATGACGCTTGGGAGTATACTTACAACGGAATTAAGTTAGCTCACGCTCCAGGTTTAGCAGATAACACAATGGTAGCAGGTAGAAGCTCTAATATGTTCTTCGGTACTGACGGCTCAACTAGTGAAGTTAAATTGTTAGATATGACAGACTTAGACGGCTCAGACAATGTAAGACTTATCATGAGATTTACTGCGGGAGTTAATTACGCTTTCGGTAGTGATATGGTATTATATGCAGGATAATAAATAGGGAGTGAAATACCTCCCTTTTATTTAAAAGGAATATTAATAATTAAAAAAAAATAAAAAATGGCTTGTACTTTAACTAAAGGACTAGGCGTCGATTGTAAGGATAGCGTAGGTGGATTGAAAGCGATATTTATCGTTTCTACCTACTCTCCTGAAATTAGACAAGTAGCTACTTTCAATGGAACTGATACTCTACAGATTGACACTTGCGGTTTTACGGGTTGGTCTGCTTATGGTACGCCAACGGGTAGTACTGTAACTGTTTACAAATACGCTTTAAGACCTAACTTGTCTTCTATGACGTGTAATGTAAATTCTGACCCTAACACGGGAACAACGTTTTTTGAGCAAACATTAAGCTTGCAATTACAAAAATTAAGCGTTGCTCAAACTAACGAACTTAAATTGATATGCTATAATAGAAGTCAAGTATTTGTTCAGGATATGAACGATAACGTATTCTTATTAGGTATGGATAATGGGGTCGACGTGTCGGGCGGAACGATTGTTACTGGAGCGGCTAAATCAGACATGAGCGGATTTACCTTAGAAATGAGAGCGGAAGAAAAAGACCCTTTAATTTGGATAAAAAGAACAAATGGAAGTGGTACAGACTATCCGTTTGACCAATTAGGCGACGCAGACGCAGATTTAACAATAGTAGCGTCTTAATATAATAAGAATTATATAAATCGTTACTCAAAAAGAAAGGGAGCTAAATTGCTCCCTTTTTTTATTGATTCATATTTATAATATTTAATTTAAGTAATCAAACAATATTATTTCCAATTTTTCTAAATCCTCATCAAACCAATCTTGATTCTCAATAACTAAACTATATTTAGTTTTTCCCGTGTTTTGATAGTTTTTATATTCAACGATATAATAATATTCATCATAAATTAAAAACCCGCTAATTCCTTTATATCCATTTATATAGTCGTAACATTCATTTATATATAAAAAAGGTACTTTTGATTTATTTTTAATTACTTCTTTTGTTGTATATCTTTTTTTGCCTATTGTTCTAAATTTTAATAAGTCTATGTCTTCTCTTTCCATTGTTTTATTTATTGGTTATAATCAAATATATAAAAAAAATTTAATATAAATGCTATTTCTATAAAAAAAACTTTACAAATAAGGCAATCTGTGAACAATACTACGTTTTTTATATTTATAATAAACTATAACTATGGCTTGGAAAGTTAAAAAAGAATACGAGGGAAAATCAGTACCTAACTTTAATACTCCTTTAAATGAATTATCGCAAAAATTTATTAAGGGTTTACCTGAAAATGTAAGAAATGGATATTTTGAGCAGGAATCTAAACCCGTAAAAAAAAAGATAAAAACTGGGGAGAATTTAGATAATTAAAACAATGGCTACAATACATCATAATACTATTATAGACGAAGAACTTTTAAAAGAATATTTAGAAAAATTAGAAGTAGCTAAAAATGATGATGAAAAATGGGAGCTTGAACAAGAATACTTCAATAAAATCTATAAAATAGTTAGTTAATATGGCTACATATAATTTACATTATACTAAAGGAATGGCTCAAAGTCAAAGTGTAGATTTCTTTGAAAATATATCCTCTGCTATAGGAGATGATTCTTTAATAGATTCGGGTACGCTAGGAAGCTCCGATAATAAAACTATTTTATTTACTATTAGGGGTAGAAAAACTAATTGGATAAGGAGTGTTTGTGCTATAGGTACTATTTCAGAAGGAACATTTAGACCTACTTATGACCACAACAAAAGGTGGTGGAAATTAAGATTGACTTTTTTATATCCTACTAGTAGTAGTATTACAAATTATGACGTTAAAAATTCTAGGTTGCAGGGAACTTTTGTTGCTCCCGTAAATGAAACTTACGATATTACTTTATCTTATGGGGTACAAGATTTAAGAAGTGATGTAAATACGCCTATAGAGGGAATAAATATAGTTCTTAAAGTATCTGTAGACAATACTTTTGATTATATAGAAACTGACAACCCCGTTTCTTTTTATACAGAGTATTCAGACAATGATTTAACGGCTAAAAATACGGGAGCTTCTATAAGTCCTGACAGAACAAATGAAAGCGGTTTACCCGTAAAAGCAGGTAGTGGCTCAAGTCAAGTTGTAGACATTCAAACAGACGCACAATACGGAACTCAAACTTGGACTCCAAATTATTAAAAAAATGAAAAAGAAACAAGAAAATATATCAGTAGTACACTTAGCAGAATATAATCTGCCTAGTATAGTAGAAAACAATCATAAAGACTATATAGAATTTGGAGCAGATAATTTATATCCTCAGTATTTGATAGAGTTATATAATGGTAGTAGTATAAATAATGCAATTATAAAAGGCGTTGCCGCTATGATTTACGGAGAGGGCGTAGACGCTACAGACAAAGAGGACGACGACGTAAAAAAGGGAGATTGGTTAAAGTTACAAAACTTACTTTTAAAAAATGAAGATGTATTAAAATGTTTAGCTTTTGATTTAAAGCTTTTCGGTATGTGTTACGTTAATACTATATGGAATAGACCTAGAACTGAGATAGTAGAAATTAGACATGTTCCCGCTCAATATATAAGAAGCGGAAAAGCCGACTCTTTTGGAAAAATATCTCAATATTATTACTCTCCTGATTGGTCAAATCCTAGAAAAAATAAACCTAGAGTATATAATTCTTTTAATTCACAAGATAGAACTAATGCTAGTCAAATTTTATGTATAAAAGATTACTCTCCTGGGAGTTTTTATTATTCTACGCCTGACTATCAGGGTAGTACCTCGTACATACAATTAGACATGGAGGTAGCACAATTTCACTTATCAAATATAAAGAGCGGCATGTTCCCTAGTCTTGCAATTTCAATGTCGAATGGGATTCCAAGCCGTGAGGAAAGACGTACTATAGAGCGACAAATAAATCAAAAATTCGGAGGGTCAGGAAATGCAGGTAAAATACTACTAACTTTTAACGACGGAAAAGAAACTACTCCTGAGATAGTGCCTATTAATGCTAATGACAATTCAGAAAAATATCAATTTTTAGCTCAGGAAACTACTCGTAAAATTATGACGGGTCATAGAGTTGTAAGCGGACTACTTTTTGGAGTTAAGGGCGACGGAACGGGATTTGGTAATAATGCCGACGAGCTAAGAGATTCTTTTTCACTTTTTATGAACTCTGTAATCAAACCAATGCAGAACACGCTTTTAAATGGTTTAAAGCCTATTTTACGAGTAAATGATATAAACCTCGATTTGTACTTTAAAACGCTTAAACCCGCAGATTTTATAGATTTAGAAAATGTAGGCAAATTAGATGAAGACGAGCAGGAAAAAGAGGGAATAGATACGGGTCAAGAAGTAAAAAAAGAGTTTAAAGACTTAAAAGATATAGATACTAAACCTACAAAGGGAATGATAGAAGAAGCTAAGAAAGGTTTAGAGTGGAGAAGAGAGTATGGAAGAGGAGGAACTGAAACGGGAGTCGCAAGAGCGAGGACAATTTCTAACGGACAAAATCTTTCTATCTCAACTATTCGTAGAATGAATAGCTTTTTTGCTAGACATGAAAAAAGTAGTAAAGGAGGAGAGGGGTTTGAGCCTGGAGAGGACGGCTTTCCTAGTGCAGGGCGTATAGCTTGGGCGTTATGGGGTGGCGACGCAGGTCAATCATGGGCGGAAAAGAAAGTTAAAGAAATAGAAAACGTAGAAGAACTTACAGAACTTTCAGACGAGCAATTCGACGACGTAATGAACAATTTAGGAGGAGAGCAAGTAGGTAAAGATTGGGAAGTAGTAGAAGAAAGAGATTATGAAACTATGGACGAAACTTTTGAAGAATGGGCGGATAGAAAAATACAAAAAAGAGAAGACTTTGCTAGAACAATAGACTCTAAGCCTAGCGGATTTAGTTATTTAGATAAGTCTTTTTATAAAATTAGATTTAAGTATATAAAAAAATCTGGTAAATCTTCTAGTAAATCTCGTCCTTTCTGTAAACAAATGATGAGTAAAACGTCAAGAGGGGTAGTTTACAGAATAGAAGATATAGATAAGGCTAGTAGGTCAGGAGTAAATAGTAATTTTGGTCATAAAGGTAGAGCCTACGACCTTTTTAGATTCAAAGGAGGTTTGTATTGTCGTCACGCTTGGAGCGTAGTACTTTACAAGCTTAAAAAATCTGCTTCTAAAGACTCAGAAAATATAGAAGACTATAAAAAGGTATCGGCAATACCTAAAACATATAAACCAAATCCGAGAGGAATAGAAGACGCAAAAACTGCTCCCGTGAATATGCCGAATCAGGGACGTTACCCGTCGTAAAAAATTAAAACTATGGCTATACAACATACATTATTTATTTCAACAAATAGACTTAAAAAAGACTCTGCTTTAGGCGGTAGTGTAGATGATGATTTATTACTTCCTTATATACTTATGGCTCAGGAAAGATATATACTACCCGTTTTAGGTACTGATTTATATAATAAATTAATATCAGACATTCAGGGAAGTAGTTTAACGGGTAATTATTTAACATTATTACAAAATTATATACAAGCTACTTTAGTACAATTTTCATTTGCTACATGTTTGCCGTTTTTACGTTTAAGAATGAGTAATAATAGCGTCGTAACAATGAATACAGAAAACGGGTCTAGTGTTAGTCATAACGACTTAAAGCATTTAATAAACGCAAGTATTGACCATGGAGAATTTTTGAGAGAAAGATTAATTGAATATATAAGCAATAATACTTCTAGCTTTCCTGAATACTCTAGTAATACGGGAGCAGACCTTTCTCCAACAACGGCTAACTATTACGCAGGTCTAAACTTAGACGTTTCTCCTGATAACGAGCGTATGAGTGCTATTTTAAGAAAAGCGGGAGTAACTATAGTAGATTGTTAATAAATGCAAACAAAAAAAAAGCTCAAAGAGCGTAAAATAAATATTAAAAAACTTAAAACCTATCTAAATAATGGCGGGACAAAAACTAACAGACAAAACGGCTCTAGGACAACAAACGGCTAGCGGAGATGTATTTCACATTGTAGACGTTTCAGATACTACGGGTAGTAGTGCAGGAACAAGTAAGAAAGTATCGGCTAAATATGTTATACAAACTGATAAAATAGAAATAAGTAATGCAGAATATAAAGCGTTAAATTCAACGGAAAAAGTATTAGTTGCCGCTCCAGGAACTAATAAAATAGTTATGCCCTTATCAGTTGCTATATTCTATACTCAGGGAGCAACTGCAAATACAAACGGCACAACTTTATATATAGGATTTAAGGGTATAGGTACGGCTCATTATTGGGATTTTTTTAAACAATGGACTCGTAGTAATGCTAATGTTAGTTACTATTTTACTCAACAAAACTCAGGTAATGGCGACGCTACGCTTGACGTTACTACCGAAAACCAACCTTTTATAATGTGGTTAAGTGCCGCTCCTACTGCAACTGCAACGGGTACGGCTAAGGTTTTTGTAACTTATCAAATAGTAGACGTATCATAATGGACACAACTAAATATATATACGCTTTACTAATAATAGTAGTATTTGCTTTAGGAACTTGTAACGCTCAATTTTTTAAATATGCTACTTTTTATACTTCTATGAGTATGAATACAAGTATGATAGAAGATGAAGATTTTAGAGCAATAAATAAAGGATATGAAGAAACAACTCAAATTAATAATTATGACTATTCTTTCCAAATTGGGATTCGTAAGGTTGCAAGATTCGATTTTGAACAGAAAAAACGGACTTGGTATACGGGGTCTGATGAGCAAAGCTATAGCGATAATACTCTTATCGGTAATACTATTGGTTGGGAGTATTTACTTAATTACGCTTTTATACGCAATCGGTCTGAAAAATTTACTAACTCGGATTTTTGGCTTAGATATTTAGGTCATAATGGAGTAACTAAAATTCAAGTAAAAAACGACGAGTATAGAGATTTACAATTTACTTCTTTTGATACTAGACATAGAATAAATAAGGGACGTTGGGATTTTACTATGGGTATTTGTTTAAGAAATCACCCCGTTTATCATATAAACCCTATTGAGGATACTTGGGAAGCAGGAGAACAGAGTTTTTTTGATTTAGCCGAAGATTTTGGTTATTCTAATCAATTTGTTAACGGGAGGTTTCATTGGTTTAAAGACGGAGAATTATTAGCAACATCAAACGACGAGTTTTTTAAACATTATTTCGGCTCGGCTATAGCAGAATATAACAGAAACGAATTAAACGCTTTAGGCGACGTCTACGAGCTTTCTGCCGTACTTGGAACTTCATACTATCAATATAATAATAACTTTTGGTTATTAG